TCTTTGGGTTTGTAATTCCCAAAGATTCTCTTTAGACTGTCTCTTTAATTTTCTCTTCTTGTTCTCTTGCAAATTTATAAAAAGTATTTCTCTTTAAATTAAGAATCTGCATGGCTTTTGTGGCTGTAATTTCACCATTTCTCCATTGATGATACACTTTCTCAAAATCTTTCGGTTTTTGAACGGCTGGCCGTCCGAATTTAACCCCTCTGGATTTGGCACTAGCAATTCCTTCTTTTTGTCTTTGTTTTATATTTGTTCGTTCTTGCTCTGCAAGCCAAGATAGAATTTGAAGAACAAGGTTTACAACTAAATCACCAACACCACTCAAATTTTCGTATTTTCTTGTATCTAGTAAAGGCATATCTAATACAACAATATGAATTTTATTTTCTATTAGCCATTGCCATTCGTTAAGTATTGCCTGTTTGTTTCTACCCAACCTATCGAGGCTATGAAGAAATAGAGTATCACCACTCCTAATAGAACGCTTGAGGGCTTGCCACTCAGGACGATTGAAGTCCTTGCCAGACATTTTATCAATATAAATATCTCTTTCATCTATTGTTACGTCCAAACTGCGTATAGAATCTAACTGTCTATCCAAATTTTGTTCTTTTGTACTCACACGCAAATAAGCAAAATTTCGTTGCATAAATTTATTCACCTCGTTTGAAAAAGTATACTTTTACAAATACTTAAAAATACGCTTAAAATCTGTTTATTAAAGTTTGATTTATTATTTTTTAAACATTTGAAAAATACCATATACTTTAACAAACAGTATAGCGCATATTTTTTAATTAAGCAGCAGGTTTGTATAAAAAAACAATATCAAATGAAAATGAAGTATGGGGTAGGGTAGTAGTAATATATATAAAGTGCCGTTTCGGTTTACACTTTATCAACACACAAAAAAATAGACTTGATTACTCAAGTCCTTTATTCATTGTTTAAAAGTTCTTTAAGAATCGCCTTTGATTTTTCTGGAAGCATTTTAACAAACTCTTCTAATCCGATATTGAACAGCATCATTAATAAAAAGTTTTTTCTTTCTTTGTAACTTCCGAACAACTCACCGTTAAAAATTTCCACCTTGCACTCGTGCGGGCAAAATTTGTAAAAATTATCATAATTAACTTCTTGCCCTTTTTCCAATGGAATCAATTCTTCATTTTCCATATTCATCCCTCTTTCTAACTTTATACAATTATTGTATAACAAAATAATAAAAAGTGGTAGACTCGTTTCTTTTAACAAGCCTACCACCTTATCTATGAAGAAAAGGAGATGATTTTATGAATACTTTGCTCGTAATTTGATATTTACGGAATCGTTATTATCATTGCCATTGTGTTAGTATATTATATAAACATACTTTCCATTTTCAAGTCTTTTTTAAAAAAATTTTTTCTTAATTTTCTCTTTGGGTTTTCTCTTTATACTTTCTCTTTAACTCCTTATAATTATCACTATTTGCTGCTTTCATTCGCCTAAATCCAGTCAATGTCTTCGGGGCTTCATTTCCAAGGACTGTTCGATACTTTTCCCATTGAAGCCTGTCTGCTCTTAATTTCGCTTTTTCTCTTTGAATCTGATAGTATGTCTGGACTTGTCTATCGTTCCTGTCTGGCTCTGTAAAAGGACGGTTGCTGTTAACTATATCTTTGTTTACATCGTTAAATTCAGGAATATACGGTTCTAATGTGTGTCTGCAATTTGGGTGAATATTAGCATAGCCACTACTAAACGCAATATCTAACTTTGGAAATCTTAAATCTTTACCACTAATACTATAAACCCTGCCTTGATACTTTTGACAGATAGGACACGCTCCTGGATGTTCTGATATTTTTACTAAATCATAACCAAGTTCTTGCACTTGGAGAATCGTTGCAGTGTTTGTTACTTCTCTTGTAGTGCTTCTTGCTACCATTTCCGCATAAGTATCTAATCGGATAAATCTGCCGTTCTTTGTTTTTATGGCTGTAATTCCATTTTCTGCGAAGTTTTTAAGTATATTTTTCTTACACTCCTTCAAAGTCTCGTTTGTTGTCAACTTCAAGCCTACAGCATCCTCCACGGATTTTTGTATGTTGTCTTTGATTTGTCGTCCAATAAAATAATTTACATCATTGAGTTCCCCCAGTTTATTTCTAATGAACACATTAATGGTTTTACGATGTGTTTTACTAAGTTCTTTTAAAATATCCGCTTCTTTTGTGCTTTTCATTTTTATGTTTAACTTTCTGTTTACATAGATGACACCTTTAATATAAGCCTCTTTAATAAGATTTTCCATTAAAGGAGTAGCCCTGCTGTTTAACAGGGCTAATTCCTTGTTAACTTGTTGAAGTAATTCTTTACGATATTGCGTAACTGTTCTCGTAGGTTCTACAGTTTGAAGTAAACGAATAAGTTCTGCTTGTGTTGCGGTAAAAAGCCTTATTAACTCTTCAATATAGGTGAGTTTTCTCTTTGCCATATTCACTCACCTCTCTTAAATATTCTCTTCTTCATTACTTTGTTGCGAAGCATTCTCTTCATTTATCTCTTCTAAATTTTCATCATCTAAGTTATTTTGCGGATTTGGAATGAGAAGAGGGTTTGCTTCCATCTCTTCTTGAAGTATTCTCTGATATTCTTCTTCTGCTTCTTCTCGTGTCATGTCGTTAGCCATCATAATTGATGTAACATGGGAAAGAACAGGTTTGTTTCCATTTCGAATCTGCATAATTTCCGCTTGTTCTCTTTCATCATCAATAAGTCCGTCCTTCCATTCGATTATGAGTTCGTATTCGTCAATATCATACCCTTCCATTTTTGCACAATTGGAAATGGCTTTTCGAAGGGCTGTATCCATAGAGTTTCTTATTCTTCCAACTTTTTGAAGAGCCGTTTCCATTTTGAGTTTGTAAGCAATGCCACTTGTTACACCACCGCTGCCATTTTCCCGTTCACCCAACAGGGTTCCACCCATTTCACTAAGTATATACAAAGCATTTTGTAGTTCTTTAATAAATCGGAAGTTGGCTTCAAGTTGTGCATCCCAAGTCAGGTAAGACACTTTTCCATCATTGCTTTCCACGACAAAATAACTGCCTGTTTTAAGACTATAAGTGCCTGTCTCACGATTATAGGTAAGGGCACTGCTTGGCCCTTGCATACTTGGTTGACTGTGTTTGTCAAGCACCTTCGCTATCTGGGCAAACCTAACCTCTAATTCACAAATAATAGAATCAATAATTGTGTAATCCGATATTCCATAGATATTGTCAGATGTCGTTAGATTTGTGACGGGAATGATAGCAAAATCATCTAAACCTGTTTCTATCACTTTTTCTTCATCATAGAATTCTCTTATAATTTTTCCGTTCTTCACTAAAAAATATTTAACAGTATATCTACCCTTCTCATGGATTTCTACATACAATTCAGTTTCTTTTTCATTTAGTACCCTCGGTATACACAATACATGATATTGAATTTTTCTGATGTTTCGTTCTGATACAATAGGAAACCAAATGGCAGGCTGAGTAATATCGATTACGCCTTTATTTAAGTCTTTATATAGATAAAACAATCCAACCCCATACCTAGATGTGTCCATCGTCACTATATACAACAAATTATAAATATCATTTCTTTTAATAATTTCGTCTACAATTTTCTGCTTCTTTTCATCTTGAACAGAAATTTTTGGTGTTTCTCCACATAATAAATCTGCTGTTTTCTTTGTTATAAGTTGTTGATAATTGAGTATCACATCATAACTAATTACTTCTTGAAAATCTCCTGAAACTCTTTTAACTCTATCAATTTGATTCTTATAAACTTCCCCATGTCTGCCTTCAAATAGTTTTTTATATATTGAATAATTTTCTAATCTTTCAATTTGAGATTTTGGAGGGAATAATTCCCCTACCTTTAAAAAGTCAAGGTTTGTAAGCATAACTACATACCCCCTTTGTGTTAGCGTAGTTTAACAAAACCAAGCCCGGATTTACTACCCCAAAATTGTTCAGTAGCATATCGGATGGCAGCAATCGCATCGTCATTAAAAGCAACTGGCTCTTCTGTTACATTGCCTTCCTTGTCTACTTTGTATTGCCAATTTTGGATTTCCTTTAGCGTATTTACGCACCTTGTATTAATGTAGATTTTTCTACCTCGTAAATAGTCAATTCCCATCTTCACTGAATTTTTTCCTTTTTCAGCAGGACGAATAGAAAGAAAACCATTATTCCTAAACTCTCGGATTCTATCAGGCTCGGCTGAATCTGCTACAATTGAAATATTTCTATCTACTACAAACTTCTCTGCTTCACAAATTAATTCTGCATTTGTTAATCTTCTTTTGTATAATTCATCGAGTACATATACATCTCCATCTTTTATCCCAACTAAAACCATAACAGACGGATGATTGTAGCCGAAATCTAGTCCATAGGTAATATAATCGTAATCTTTCCAAATATTAGTTAGAGATAATTCTTTAACTTCCCAGTTCGATAAGATAATGTTTTGGAAAGTACCCCATTCTCCTAGACAATATATACGATAAAAATTAAAGTCCTCATCTTTTAACGCTTCAAGCATTTCTTTATAATCATTATCAATAAACTTATTATCCAAATATGTGCTTTTCAGAATAGAAACTTTTTTACGGAAGTCTTGGTTGGTATTATCAAAGAATTGACTCTTTAGCCATGAAAGTTGACTAACAGGGTTGAAAGTTAAATTAATTTGAAATGGAACATTATACTTATTTGAACCTCTTAGACGAGTATCTAAAACTCTAAAATCATTCACATTTACTTCCGATGCTTCTTCTATCCAAATATCCGTAAGTATTCCAGATTCAAATGTAATAGACTTTAACTTTTCTACATCATCAAGTCCTGCAAATCTAATTTGGTTTTTATTATATTTATTGGTAATTGTCATATCCGTTTTATTAATGTCAAAAATAGGATAAAGATTCCAGTCTGATATAATTTGATTAAATAATGCAAAAGTAGAATAACGATTGGTTTTTCCGACTTTTCTAACAACAAGCGTATTTCTGCCTTTGTCTCTCATATTTAGGTATATTTTTTTTTGTGCCATAAAAACGGATTTCCCTGAACCTGCACCGCCATAGATTATTTCGTATCGATTATCCGTATTTAAATAGGGAAGATAGATAGGGTTTAAAACTTTTTTAGAAATTCTTACTTCCATATCTACCAACCCCTTAATCTTCCAGAATTACTCGAATTACTTGTTCTGTTGTGTTTCCATCATCTTTTTGTGGATTATCACTCATGTCAAGTAAATTCTTTGCGAGGAATATAAGGGCTTTTGTATCACCGTTTGTTACACCTTTTTTATATAAAGCGCGTCTTACGCTTAACTTACATTTTTCAAGTCCTCGCTCATATACTTCTTTAAATTTTTTTCTTCTATATAGAGTGCTTTGGTGAACACCAAAATGGGAAGCAATTTCTGCAACTGTGCAACCTTCAGAGGCTAATTGCTCAACAATATTCATATCTATCTTTTTTTTAGGACGTGCCATAGTTATCACCCCTTTTGCAAAAAAATCATTGGTTTTACTATTGCAAAACACTTTATAAACAATGTTTTTAAATGTTTTCAAGTTAAAATTTGCAATGAGGTGAGGGGTGTGGAATAGTGATAATATATATAAAGTTCCATTTTGCTTTACACTTTTACATAAAACAAAGGCATTAAAAAAAAAAGCCCAAAATGGGCTTTAGAAAGAATTTACTTTTACTTGATTAACATTTTAAATATGTCGGAGTTGTCTACCTCGTTGTAATCTATGGCTTCTTCGATGTTTGTCAAAACTACTGTGTTGTCTTTAAGTTTTGTTCCTCCAATCAATGTATATCTGAAATCCTTTTCGTATGCAGTAACAAAATCTTTGTCCTTTTCAATATTAACTTTTTTCAGTTGTTCAATAATCGCTTCTTTATCTAATTTATATTTATAAATCAGGCTTTCGCACTCTATTAAAACCCTGCTCAATTGAATCAACTCCTTTATATTTAATTATTATACAAAAAAGACACTATTTTAAATAGCGTCTTTTTGTTTTAATAAGTATAAGCCATATAGCCCAATGCAAATTGCATCTGCTTCATCCTCTAACGCTTCTTTTCCATAAATCTCTTTGACTTTCTCTATTGTGTT